ACGACCACCTATACCACAGTATGTAGTACCTGCTTTAAAGAGCTAGACACTAGAACTGAGCATGGAGGCTACCAGTGAGAACTATAATTGCAGGTGGTAGAGACGTTACAGACCCTAAGCTGTTGCAAGATGCGCTTATTCAGTGCGGCTGGGCACCTACTACAGTAATCTGTGGTGGAGCTCGTGGTGCAGATACTCTGGGCAAAGAGTGGGGTAAGCGTAACGGTATTCCAGTTGAGGAGTTTGAAGCAGAGTGGGCTGAGTATGGTAGACGGGCAGGAATGATGCGTAATGCACAAATGGCAGAGAATGCAGAAGCTGTCATTGCCCTATGGGACGGTCTAAGCCCTGGTACTGCTAATATGATTACAATTGCGAGGGCACGTAAACTGAAACTTTACGTGCATTTAGTATGAGTAAAGCAATTATTAGTAATAAAATCTATCTAGACACTACGCCTGAGTTAGCCAGTAGAATAGCTAAAGCTCTGACTTATAAGATTAAAAAGAATATTCCTGGAATGTCCCCCTTCGGACAGTTTGAGATTATTAAAAATTATAAGATGCTGCCTAAAGGAGTTATGTCAATTCCTTCGGGTAGGGAAGATTTGATACCTGAGGGATATGAAATCATAGATAAGCGTATCCTGCATGAGCTGCCTTTTCCTAACCCTAAGTTGCAACTCCGAGAGAGCCAGCAGCCTATCTTTGATCAAGTAGATGATTCTTGCTTTATCAATGCTAAGGTGGGTTGGGGTAAGACTTACACTGCACTTCATATTGCTCGTAAGCTAGGACAGAAGACACTGATAGTATGCCATAATACTATGTTGCGAGATCAGTGGATTGAAGACGTAGAGAAGCTATATGGTATGCAGGTAGGTATCATTGGTAGCGGCAAGTTTGACATTGACTACTCTATAGTGGTTGGTAACATTCAGACGCTAACTAAGATGGTACCTCAGATAGCTAAAGAGTTTGGTACAGTAATCATTGATGAAGCCCATCACTGCCCTGCGTCAACTTTTACCAACTTTATTGACGGCATGTACGCTAGATTTAAGATTGGTCTATCAGGTACTATGGTTCGTAAAGACGGTAAGAATATTCTATTCAAAGACTTTTTCGGACCTAAACTGTATCAGCCGCCAGCTAGTGACACTATGGTGCCTAGGGTCAAGATCGTAAAAACAGGTATTGCGTTATCGCAAGGTGATCCATGGGTGCAGAAGATGAACCTTTTGCAATATGACCCAGATTACCAGAAGCTTGTAGCTCAGATAGCTAGAGTTCATATAGATAAGGGCTATAAAGTCCTTATAGTTGCAGATCGTGTTGAATTCTTAAAAAATGTTGGAGAACTAATTGGTGAAGACTGTGTGTGCATTACTGGTGGGACAACATACGAGGAACGTACCTTACTTAAAACCCAAGTCGAAGAAGGTAAAAAAAGTTGCGTGGCTGGAAGTAGGCAGATATTCTCAGAAGGTATCTCCATCAATATCCTCAGCTGCGTAATTTTGGCCGCGCCAATCTGCAACGACGGCCTGCTAGAACAAATTATCGGTCGTATACAGCGTATGCATCCTGATAAGCTAGAACCTTTAGTTCTAGATATGAACTTTAGCGGCCCTAGTGATAGAAAGCAAAACAAAGATCGGCTTAGTTTTTACTTGAGGCAGGGTTGGGAAGTAATTGGGGTATGAAAATTTAAACTTGTCTTGCGTAGCAAATATTGTTATAATAGATGCTTAGAGAGACAAAATGATATTTTTTAATTTAACCGCATTAGAAACGCAAGCATGTAATAAACCTAATATGTTTATGGCAATGCTAGAATACCACTATACCAAGGCTCTGCCTAATAAGTATTCTAAATTCAAACCAGCCAAAGTCTCTTTAGCTGGTAACTCTTACTTAATTAATCCTGAGGAACTATTTAACGATAAGTCAACAGATGTATTGTATAAGCTCCAATACGTAAAATTAGCAGCTAGACGGGACTATATGTTATACAAGCAGTATAAGTACAAAGCCCTGCAAACGTCATACTTTCCTGACCTGTTAGTAGACGTAATTCGGTCAAATCCCCTGTTAGAAATAACACCCACTGAAGTTCACTTTAAATACGAATAACTATGACAATTGGTATATATAGGCTTATTTTTGCAAATACAGATAAAGTTTATATAGGTCAATCAGTTCATATTGAAATTAGGTTTAAAGAGCACTTAAATAAGTTGCGTACAGGGCGTTCTTCGCGCAAGCTACAAGAAGCATATACTGTCTACGGATTCCCTACTTTAGAAATCTTAACAGAGTGTACATTTGAGGAATTGGACTCTTTTGAAAATGAAACTATAGAAATATGGGATTCGGTATTAAATGGGTTTAACAGTATAGACAGTGCTGGAGAAAGTCCTAATAATAGTGGTGAGCATAACGGATGTTCTAAGTATGCTAATGAACAGGTAACGCAAGTACTATTCATGCTTATAGATAAAGACTATCTTAGTCAGGAGAATATAAGTACTATCTTAGGTGTCTCAAAGTCTTTAGTTAATAGTATATCAAGCTTATCTCACCACAGATGGCTGTCTAATGAGTACCCTAAAGAATACGATAGACTTAAGGAGTTAGTAGGTACTAGAAATAGCAGGGATAACTTAGCTAAGATACTTTCAGTATCTCAATCTGCTAAGGCACGAGATATAGTGTATTCTAAAATTATTTCTCCAGAAGGTAAGGTATACCAAGTAGATAACGCTAGAGAATTTGCTAGAGTCCATAATTTAAACTCTGGAAATTTATCGCAGGTTCTTAATAGAAAAGCTCTTTCTATTAAGGGCTGGAAATTACAAAACTGACTTTAACAGTTTATAAAAAATAAAGGTATATACATACTGACAAAATGTATATAGTAAACTTTGTCAAACAATACTAGGAAAATACAGATGGCATTAGATTTTAAAAACACAAAAGGAAAAGCCGTAAAAAACTCGCATGAGTCTTACACGTACAAGGATGGTGAAAACACTGTTCGTATGGTCGGCGGCATCTTGCCCCGTTATGTGTACTGGCTGAAAGGTACTAACAACAAGGATATTCCTGTTGAGTGCTTGGCTTTTGACCGTGAACTGGAAAAGTTCAACAACAAAGAAGTTGACCACGTTTCGGAATACTTCCCTGATAAGAAATGCTCGTGGAGCTACTCAGTTAACTGCATCTTTGACGGCAAGGTTATTGTGCTGAACCTGAAAAAGAAACTGTTTGAGCAGATTTGCTCTGCTGCTTCTGACCTGGGCCTTGACCCTACGGACGTTGATGAAGGTTTCGACATTGTGTTCCGTCGTGCTAAGACCGGCCCATTGGCTTTCAACGTTGAATACACGCTTTCTCAATTGAAACTGAAAAAACGTCCTCTGACTGCTGATGAACGCGCTCTGCTGGTGGATGCTCTGCCTATTGACGCTAAGTTCATTCGTCAGACTCCTGATGAAGTTAAAGCTCTGCTTGAGCGCATGACCAAAGGCGTTGAAGAAGAAGCTACTCCAGGTACTGACCAAGAGTCGGTGAACGAACTAGGTTAATAACTCAAAAAGCCCACTAAGAATTAAATCGCTTAGTGGGCTTTTTGCACTGAGAAATAAAATGAACATAGAACAATACCTCTTAATTAAACTAATGGAAGAATGCGCTGAAGTACAGCAAGCGTGTTCAAAGGCTCTGAGATTTGGTCTAGATAATTCGTGCCCTGTTTCAGGGATGACTAATAGATTACATATTGAAGATGAAGTTACTGATATGGCCTGTGTAGTAGCTGCAATGGAGGCTATGAGTATCCTGCCTATAGCAACTACAGAAAAACAAGTAACTGCTAAGTCTCTTAGAATTATGGAATACATGGACATTAGCCGCGGTTTAGGTACACTAGAATGAAGATACTATTCACCGCTGATTTACACATTAAACTCGGTCAGAAAAATGTACCAGTTGAGTGGGCTAAGAATAGGTACAAGTTGTTATTCGCTGACTTAGTAGAAGCACAACAAGCGTGCGATATATTTGTAATAGGTGGTGATATATTTGATAAGCTTCCTAGTATGGAAGAACTAGAAGTATATTACGACCTAGTAATGGCTTGTAAAAAGACTACCAAGATATACCCTGGTAACCATGAAAGTCTTAAAAAGAATACTACTTTCTTTACCTATCTAAAGAAGATTACTAGCCAACTTAATTGGCAGGTAGAAGTTATTGATGACTATTACTCTACTGACGAGTTCGACGTTATCCCGTATAATAGGCTGAAAGAGTTTAGGCCTGAGGACTTTAGTAATAAGCTGCTACTTACCCACGTTAGAGGAGCTATTGAGCCTCACGTTAAGCCAGAAATTGATCTCAGTCTTTTTGATCGTTGGCACACTGTTCTAGCAGGAGAT